TATAAGCGTACCAGCAGATGAAAACAAAGCGGTAGAGTTTACAACAATAGTTGCCGTTGAACTTGAATTTGGTATAGCATTAGTTAGCGTTGTATAACCATCTTGATGAAATGCACCATTAGGAAACTGTAAAAAACTACCGCCGTTAATCCCTGCTAGACCAATAGTAAAATTATCCACCTGTGCAAAATATAAACGGAATGCATTAGATAATTGGTCTATATATTGTTGACTGTACTCTACAGGCGCGATAGGCAAGTTAGGTGCCTTTGAAGGACGAAGCTGTTGATTTTTTAGCTGTGGGTTAACAACCATTATCTACGCCCATCAGGTTTAATATCAATACGAGGTACACCTAACTGCCATGCTACGCCTAATTCATTTGACTCAATACGGAATGCTAACTGTCGACCACGAAGCCTTGTGTATACCTGCCCTGTAAATTCTTGAATGTTATAAGCCCGCGATTCACCATAATTATCAGCACTTACTACAGATGGGTTATTTGCTTGGCTATAAGGAGCGCCTGAGTTTACACGAGGTTTTATTGTCATTGTAACTGAGGGGTTGTTCACATTAGAGCCGTTAAAGTTTACATCTGGAAGTACGCGCCAAACAAAACCAAAGTTATGACCATCACCAATATCAAAGTCAGAAGATTGAATATAAGAACTAATAGGAAGTGAAGACTCACCAGCATTATCATCTACCGAAGATTCATGATATAATACTCGATGATTATAATCAGTAGCCATAGGATATTGACGAATGCCTGAATCTAACCAAGCAGTACGTGCCATACTGCCATAATACCAAACACGGTCTAGGTAGTTGTAAATAATATACTTATCAACTGATGTTGAATTGGTTGAGCAATAGAACCACCATACTTCGTTGTAGCCTTCATTACCACCAGCAAATACTTGGAATGATTGGTCTTTGTTAATGTCATTAAACACATACTGACGTAAGGCGCAAGGCAGTGTTTCTACCCGACCTGAATACATATAGAACTTATCCCCACCCATCCAGTAGGTAACGTTGTTTACCGTAACCATAGAGTTAGGTGACATGACAGAAATATTATCCATCAAAATGTTAAAACCCCATACATAAGGCGCACCTAGGTACTGCATGGAATATAACGCTGTATCTGTCCATACTAAGATTTCTTGGCGGGTTGTACGTGCCCCTACAATTACTGAGCCATTAGTTAATGTAAACTCACCTGATTGATTTGTTACGTCAGGCACCCACTGGTATGGGTTTAATTGGTCTGACCAACGCACAAGCATGGGGTTAAATACTGTTTCTGAATCATTTGGGTCGTACGGATTTGAGCCAAAAGCAATAATAAAGCGTTGAATTGAGGATGATACAACTTGTAATGTTTTGTTTGGTACAAACTGCCCTGCAAACCCTGCGTTAATTGACAAAATGTCAAGTGGCTGGGCATGGTACGATAACCCTAGGCCACCTTGCCAGTATGATATAGCTCCATTACGTGGGGCAATAACAAGGTCTTGCCCAAAGTTGTCATTTGACCATAATCTTAATTGTTGCCCAACACCCGATATAAAGTTAGAACCCCAAGGGCGAGGTTGTGTAGTTACTCTAGCACTAGCCCCACCGCCTGATGCAGTTGACGTTGCGCCTGTTGTATAAAATATTTGATATGAATCAACTGTTAGTACTGTGATTTGATAGGTGTCATTTATTTGAGTTGTAGTGAAACCTGCAAAAGCAGTAGCATTAGAAAAAGTTACATAATTACCCGTTGTATAACCATGCGCAGTTTGATTTACCGTAACTGAGTTAGACCCGCTGACAGCATCAAATGGTGAGGCCCCTAAGTTTGTAGTAACCCCAACTGTGCCTCCCCAAGGTCCTGTACCCCATCCCAAACCGATGGTAAATATATCTAGTCCAATAGGAGTTTCATATTCTATTACTACCCCTGTACCACCTGTAAGGGTGTCGCTTGCGTTAGCTAAAACTGGTAGTCCTGTAGTTGGGTCTTTCGCATTAATAGTATAAGTACCAGGGGTTGTAATGTCTATGATTTCATAGTTCTGATTTAGTACCGCAGAAGTTATATTTCCGCCTAACGATAAAGCACCTGTAATTATTACAAAATCCCCTTTAGTGGGTCTATATGTAGGGTCAGTAACCCTAATAGTACTTGAGCCAGTAGAAGCTACAAAAGCATTTCCTACAGGAGAATTATATACAATTGGAGTGATATCAATGTATTCCCCACCTGATTCAACATAATATTTTTTACTAGTACCAACACCTAAATAGTTACTGCCGTTAAGTGTCGCCCAATTCCATAAACTACGAGCAACACCTAAATACGAATTATTAGATAGACGTGACCAACCACCAATCTTTTCAGGAAAGCCAGAACGAAAGCGAATCTTATCCCCGTCATACCAACCACCTTCGTTAGCATAGTCAGTACCTTCGCGGTTTATCCCTGGTCTATATTCTAGTTTCTGTAATGGCATTCTATTGGTATTCCTGCTCTAATGACAATATGTATTCTCCAAGCGCTTTAGCATTTGCTCGGTCTAAACAAATTCCACCGTCACTTTGCTTTTGTATCTGTAGTGTCGGTTTGGTCGGTTTTACTGGGGTCGTTTGTACGCACCCCGATATTAAAGTGAATGTCAAACCAATCAGCAGGGTTTTGTTCAAGTGCATCTCTCGCCTTTTGTGCTTTTTTGTGCTCTTGACGGGCTACCCACTTATCTAATAAAGCAAGTAACCTGTCGAGTACAGCAAGTAATATCTTCATTTTTTATCGGCAGTGAATACGCCAATAGCACCAATAACTGCTAAACCTAAAGCAATAATTGCTTCACCTTGTTCTGGTGAAATTGCAATACCACCAGCGGTAACTAATGCTACCAAACCACGCCATGTTGATGCTTCTTTACCACGAGCTAAAATAAAATCTAACATATTATCTCCTATTGAGGTTACGATTAAAAAGTTTTTCCTTCTTGAAAGTCAGCAAGGTTTAAGCCACCAGTATACTGGCAATGTGCTAATTCTTTAAACTTTACCCAACGACCAGCCCATTCAAGTCCTAAGCTTTCAGCAATCTCACCACACTTTGTAAATAGTGCAGTATCCGACCACATAGCCTTACCGTTAACTAACGGTACAAAATCAAATGCTACACGCCAATTATGAAAACTCTTACCTGCTGATGCATTAGTTACCTTCTTTCCAGGCAAAGTGCGTCCTTGTGCATATAGTGCATTTTGTGACTCTGCATCCCTGTAAGTTGACGTAATTAATACATCAATATTGTGTTTAGCGCAAGAGGCAATGAACTGCTCACACATCTTTTTGACTTTAGGGTGCAGGTCTTCTAGTTTGCGGGAGTTAATCATTATCCCGTGCGTCTCCACATATAAACAACAACATATGGCTGTAAGTTAGCGTTAGTAGCCGAGAAGCCTTCAACGCTTATAGAACCTGAAGGTGTACCTGCTGATGCTCCATTAACAGAGATAGCAGTAGTGGCACCTTCGCCGCCTGAACCAATCCAGTTAGCCCTGATATTATTTATAGATAATCTAGCTGTAGCAGCTGCACCAGTATGACTGTGGTCTGCTAACTGATTGCCAGTAAATGTGTGTCCATGGGATACTAGTGTTGCATCTGCAGTACCACCTGTAGTACCTGCTACAAAAGGAACAGTTCCAGTTTGTCCAACCATTACTCTACCTGCGCCAAAAGCTTCCCATGTACCAAAGCCAAGTAGTGTAGGTGAAGAAGGATTATTTGCGTTTACAGCGTTGGTATATATAGACCCTATCGGGTATATTAACTGAAGAGCCGCTACAGCAGCTGCGTTTACATATTCTGTTGAAGCTAACTTGGTTGAGTTATCATTCGGTGCCTGAGTTACTGTATTCCCTGTAATTACATTAGCTGCGAAGTTACCTGAACCATCACGAAGAACAAGAGAATCTGGTGTATTAGTACTTGCATAGTTTTTAGTAACAGGGAAGAACTGCGCTCCGTTACAGTACACAATCGCTGTAACACCATTAGCAATACTAACACCTGCAAGTGCGGGCGTTTTAATATTTACAGCGTATCCACCTGCGGTATTATTTGAAATGATGTATGTTTTTTCAACTGGAGGGGCGATGACGTTTCTTACGGCTGAGTTAGTGCCTGTTAACACAAGCACGGCATTTCTAGCTTCATCAGCAATTCCGTTAAAACTTGATAGGGTGTAATCAACATTAGTCATTCCAATTTGTTCAACACCCGCAATTGCCTGCTCAATCAAAGTGCCTAAGTTATTATTGGTTGTATTACCCCATGTACCCGATTGGTCGCCAGTACCAATAAGTTCAAGCTTTAATGATGGTGAGAATGTTGATGCCATAATTTAATTCCTTATTAATTACTGTATTTTAACCTAGATAGCATAAAAACACTATTAAGAAACCCACGGTATTGGTGGTGATACTACTGGTGGATTTTGCTGTGCTTCGATTTGATTATCAATCTTAGCTTCGGTTTCATCTTTATCCACGCCACTGTCCCAAATCCATCCTAACACTTGCTCTTTTGTTAAATTAGCATATGGTGTGTAAGGTACGTCAGTGTCTAATGTCACACCGCAAGTGCCGTATATAGAGCCTGAGTAGATACCGTCAACGCCAGTACAACGCCAGTGAACAGTAAAGACTACGTCAGTTAAGCCATCCTTTTCAGGATAGCAGTCCATTTGAGAGATATTCCAATTAAATGTTGTCATGTTAAGTTCCTTATGTTGAAGTTATTGTTTGCCAAGCAGCGCCTGTGTAGACGCATAGTTTTGCTAAAGTAGTATCAAAAACCATTAAACCTGCCGCTGGAGATGAAATAGCGTTTTTCTCTGCCGTAGTCATATTAGGCATACGAACACCTTTTGTAGTGCTTTGTACGTCTAGTAAAGCGGATGCGTTTGGGGTAGCTGTACCAATACCTACGTTACCTGATGTATCTATTAAAAGACGAATAGCAGCAGCTTGTTCGTCTGCAATAACGAGAGACCCATTAGGAGAAAACTGCGAGCCATAGTTTGAGATAGTCCAGTTTCTAGTAGTATTAGCAAGATTTATACGAGACATGCTTCCATCAGCAGATTGAACTGTAAACACTGTAATATCGCCAGCAACTCCCATTACATCAAATCTTCCAAAAGGGGTACTTGTACCAATGCCCACGTTACCTGCTGAGGTAATGCGCATTTTTTCGGTGTTGTTAGTTAAAAAGGTTAATGGTCCTGATGGGAAGACAGCAATTGCGCCACTTGTTCCATCAGAGTAACCATACATTCCAAGCGTACCAGCAGAAGACAAAGACCATGAACTCGTACCAGATACAGAATTGAGAGCTAAATTTCTTCCAGCAACAACAGGGTTGGTGTTTGTTGTACCAATGCCTACGTTACCGTTTGCGTCAATTCGCATACGCTCTGAACCTGCTGTGTATAATTGAACATTTCCGTTAGTTCCAGCAAGTTGACCAAGTTGCAGTGTAAAATCATTAATAATAGAAAATATACGCCCTACATTAGCAGAGGCAACATCTATAATCATACCTGTTGATAAATTATCAGCGTTATTAAAATTTATCTGCCCACCTTCGCCACCGCCTCCAAGTAATACAGTTCCACCAGAGACAATAGGAGTATTAAGTGTCTTTCCTGAAAGCGTTTGGGTATTGGTTGCAGTTGTAATAGCTGCACCGCCTACCGTTCCATTTGTGATAGCGGCATTAGTAATCGTCAATGCGGCAACTGTATCGCCTGACTGTATTTTGTCTGTGTTTAGGTTGATAAAGTTCGAATCCATCTCATCAAACGTAAGTGGAGAACCTTTCCCTGCTCTTGTAACTATTGTTGACATAATTATCCTTGTCTATACCTAATTATCAGTAACGTATCCGTTAACGTAATACCCATTGAAAACATACATCTCACCAATTATTTCTGACCATGATGGTGTTTGCGCATTGTTTATCACATACCATCCAAGCGTTTCTATTAATTCAGATAATACCACGTACTCCTGAATAGTTACAGCAAATCCAATCGGACTATTATAAACATCACTTACATTTAGTGATTCTGAAACGGTTACATTTTGAAATCTTTCAGCCGTGTATGATTCAGTTAAATTATAGGTGTCATTTAATACTAGGGTGTAATCAGTAATTGCATTATTGACGTCTGTAACGGTTACGGTTTCGTTTATTGGTATGTTGTAAGATGTAACAGCGTTGTATATTTCTGTTAAACTAAATCTTTCAGTAATATTATCGCCCTGAATATAACTATCAGTGATACTAATTGTATCTGCCAGTGTATAAACAAAAGTCGCATCTACTGCTTGTGTGTGTGAAATATTAACTGTTTCTGTTAGTGCTGCTGGGATTGTTAGCGCTTGTGTATATGTATCAGTTAAGTTTATTGTTTCTGCTTTTGTGAGTAGAAAAAATGCTGTCCCTGCATTTGTATCTTGTATATTAATAGTCTCATTTATTAATTCAGCAAAAATGCTAGGGCCTCCACCAAGTGTGGCAAAGGGTGCTTGAGAAAATGAGGATAAACCAAACATAACTAGAGGAAATTCAACGGGCTAGGAGAGGGTCTAATGTTTAAATTACCATATCCGATTATTGGGTCTGTAAAATCAGCTCCTACACTAAAGAATGTATTAGGGGGTTGAAATTCACATCCATAAACACCGCCTACCTGAAGCATAACAGAATTCCCGCCTGTTTTAGTAATGGTAGACCCGCCACCCCCACCATCTATGAAGAAGTTTTGACTAGATGGACTATCAGGTGATTGCATGTTTAAATTTGTTAAAGTGGTATCCCCTATTATCGCATAGCCTACTGTACCCTCTGCATTTTTAATACTTAATGAATTATAGGTTAATGTCCCAGTAACTGATGCTACATAATTAAGACCACTGTAATTTAAAATTTCTACGTTATATAACGTATTTGCAGTGCTTCCTGCATCTGTTGTATAACTACCAGTTATAAGTGTGCTTGTTCCAGGCGTAAGGACACATGTAGCAGTTGCTACTATTCTATCAGCTATTATGGTTCTATTACTTAGATTAACTGCTCCTATTAATTGTAGTCCTCTAGCAATTATATTAACTGGTGGGGTGAACCCGCTAACCCTATAATATACATAAGATAAAGGTCCATCGACAGTAGTCCACCCATTATTATATAATACTGAAGTGCTAGTTAAGGTTATATACGCCTCTTCAATAGAAGTCGCTACATCATTAGAAGGCCAAGTAATATCTGTATTAACAGTTAGTCCATAAGTTATACTACCCGCATTATTTTTACCTAATACGATTCTACCCCTAAAACCATCCATATTCAATTTGTTAATGGTTGTAGGGTCTACTTGTCGTATTCTATCGGCGCTTGAATACGCGCTTCCAGCGTCAAAATACACTGTATCTGATGTTCCTGGAGCAGTTACCGTAGTATTAAGTGCGTGAGCATACATTCCACGGGTTGACAAATTTCTAAATGTGTTAACGGTAAAAGACCCCGCCGTCTGCTCTGGGTTTGAAAATGTAATGGCGGAATTTATTGTAGCAGTCGTCCCAGAAACATATATAGTATGTCCGTTAGCAATGGGGCCTTTTAAGTTAGTAAAAGTAACAATATTAGTATTAGTGCCCCCAGTCCCCACCTGTGTACCAGAAAACGATGCCCCTGGCGTAGCTCTCCACGGCCCCTGAAAACCACTAGTCCACAAGGAAGTTATAGAAGTCCCACCAACCCAGTATCTATCTGCCATTTTATAGAGGTCCCGTTACTGCAGTTACATCCCACTTAGAAGTAGTAGTGTTATAAATACAACCAATGTAAGTAGTATCATTTAATGTCGTTGGTAAAACAATACCCATACCATTATAGATTGAGTTCCAAGTGAGTGTAGTTGGTGCCGTTGCAGGGTTAGAAACTAATCTAAACGTTAACCTTTGTCCGTTTGTAGGAGTACCTGTTGGGGCAGCTATAGTAACTGATGAACCTAACGCTGTGGCATTGTATTGGTCGGTTGTGTCAGCGTTAGGCGTTACGGCAGCTGCACTTGTAACGTTTCTTGGGGTAATCCTTTTATTTTCAAGCGTTTGCGCAACGTTTGTAATCACCGCGACTTGAGATGGGTACGTAACAAATACATTAACTGACGCCGCAAAATTATTAACGGCACTACCACCATTACTAGAAGCAAATATCCCACCATCACGGTTTAGTAACGTGCCTGATGTTGCATACGTGCCAATACCTACTTCATACTTCCCTGTAGTATCAGTAGCTGTATAATAAGTAGTGTCACCATTATCTAAGAATGAAAAGTTTCGGAAACCAACTACAACCGCACCAAGAGAAAAACTCACCGTGGTGTTAGCTGTAGCGGTTACCTGTACCCTATCCGCAATTTTTAAAGGCATTTTTAGTCCCTAATTAAGATGAAGAGCCTGTTGCTGTGTAAGTTACACTTAATGTATCGCCAGGTGCAACAACTTTCGAAGAACTAAAGTTACCAGCACTAAATAATTGACCCGTATTAGAACGTTGTGCGTTAGTCGCACCTGTACCAGTAACCAAGAAACAACCAAATACAGTTTGCCCTGTTACAATTGTAAACACTTGAGCTGCTGTTGGTGATATATTTGTTACGCCTGCAGCTACTGCAGTGAATGTAGGAGATGCTCGAACTGCTGAACCGCCTACTGTATACCCGATAAGTTCACCATTTGTTGTATCTGCAGCTAATAAAGCCATTGTAGTACCTGCAACAACGCTATAGCTGCCTTTTAAACCCATAAACACTGCGCCTTGTGCAGTATTAGTTAGTGAGCCATTTAATGTAATTGTTAAGCCAGTGTTAACCACTAAGTTCTCAATACTGTCTTCCCATTTCAAACTACCTTCTTTGTCATGGCATTTAACCTCATAACGTCCAGCAATACCGAACGCTGCGTTGTTTCCTGAACTTCTAGTTACTGATGCATCACATACATCGCCTATACCTACTTTATTAATTCCGCTCATGTTAACTCCTAAGAAATTCTAATTATGGCATTACTTGCGTCTGCCGTTGGAAAAGTCATTGTAAATGTGTTTGCTGCTGTTTTGTCTGCACCAAAGTTTAGTACCGCTACAGCAGCGTTAGTAGTACCATTATATATTAAAGCGCCTCTACATGTAAAACTAGCTGGGTCCCAGATTACTGTACCGAAAGATATATACGCAGTCGAGCCACTATAGGCAGGGGGTATAACGGTCAGCGCTTTGCCTCCCGCGATGTACCCTGTTCCTACAACTTCACTATCAGTAGTATATACTGTAGTACTTGCATCTAAATTAGCATTAGCATCATATAGTGCAATCTTGTACGTATATGGGGTACCAACAGCAAAGTTCTCTAATCCTTTTAACTGATTAAACTTAAATACTGTACACTGTGTTTGAATAATTGGCATTATGGATTAACCTTAATTTTAGCCTGTCCATCACGGTATGAATCCCCACGCTCAAGTCCAGTACCCAATCTGTTAAGTTGTGTCATCGCTTCTTGGTACATCTTCTCGTAGTAGGCAACCATATCTTGTTCGCCTTTCATAAAGATAACAGCTTCACGCATAGCGCCATAAAACAACACTGGGTCGTAGTTATCGCCAAGCCACGAGGTACCTGTTGGATTTATTACATCAACAATAGGTACTGAGAACCCACTACCAGAACCGCCAATACTTGAGGGTGAAGCAGATAGTATTTCACCTGCCGCGTAGAATACTCCTGGATTTGCAAGTTCTACTAACGAAACAATACCACTTGTAACAGTTATTGTAGCCGTAGCATCCGTACCAGTCCCAGTACCGTTAGTTAATGGTACATTAGCGTATACACCATTTGTATACCCAGCACCTGCAGTAATCGTTCCTAATAAATTAATCTGCCCTTGGACAATTGACTCTGGGTAATAGAAATAATTTAGTTCAACTGGATAATTATCATTGGGCCTAGGAGTTACTATTAAGCTTAGTTCATTGGGTTGTTCTACGTTATTACCAAATAAAGCGTAGTATTTTGGAAGGCCTGTTACTGATGGGTTTGGGTATGCTTCACGTAAGTAGTTAACATCTTTATTTAGTAAGTATTTATAGGTTCCAGATGTTTCTATTACCGCTAGAGAATACGTAGCCAACCAATCGTCAGGTAAAGCCAAGAACATATTACTTGGGGTAAGACTACCTATTACGTTTTTTCTAAGTACAGGTAATTGAACGGAGTTATAAACCCGTTCTTCGGTTTCTTTAACAAAGCGAGGGATATTCGCTACAAAAAGCGATTCCGTATTTTCACTATAGTCTTGAATTGCCTGCGCTAGTTGGATGTAGTTCATTAGCCCATTTTTCCACTAATCTTACGACCTTTAGTAGCAGCGCCATAACCACGCATCTCACCAACGCCATATGGGTTCATCACTGATTTTTTGCCACCAACGCTAACATTCATAGCTTCTGTTGTAGGGCATACATCTTTAGCGGAACGAGTGTTTGGATTTACATCACGTCCATGCCTGTTTACAGGACCACCATCCATAGTATGAGGTGGCGCATAGCTTGATGCAGGTAAATTATTCTTAGCCATGATATTATCCTTGATTTGAAATACGAGCCATGTTACGACCCATTGACTTCATTGATTCAGATGAAACACCTTTTGAACCTTTACCGCCTGATTCAGTACCAACTTTTTTACCGTCAATACCTAGTTGTTTACCTTTTGTTTTGCCTGTTTTAGTTACGCCATCAGCGCCTGATTTATAAGCCATTTTATTACTCCTTATGTTGTTGTGATTGTAACACTTCCTACTAATCCTTGCGATATTAATGTATTAGGTGTAAGCGGTGTATCAAACCCACTAGCCCCACCTACAGGTGCCCAGCCCCATTGAATCTGACGGCTACCATCTTGTACATTCCCATTTGCATTGCGCCCAGAAACAACGTAACTGGTATCATTACGAGGCTCTCTAATAGCCTGTGGGTCATTCACTGGATACATACCCAAATGAAGTTGCGGGTGGTCTGGGTCCCAGCATTCTGGGCAAACAAGTATATTCACTTGTTTTAATTTAATAACAAGCTTTTTTAGTTCTCTTAATTTGTAGTATTCACCGCATCTATCACACTCGGCAATCGCGTTCTTACCACTAGCATACTTGGTTGGCATTGTTTACCTCGTATAAGACATGTTACGTGGTACGAATCGAATTGCTGCCTTTTCTCTATCTTCATCAGCTGCTAGCTGGAACTGTTGTTCGTAATCTGTTTTTAAGCCCATAACACGTTCCATTGGTACATTAGGAATCTTCATAGACAAGTAATACGCCAACCCTGCTACCATGCAGTTCAAGAAGCGGAACGGAATATCTTGTGTGTTAACCCCATCACCAACATCGTTAATACGACGTAAACGCCAATAGACAAACCTATACTGACTACCAGGGTCGTTAGGGGTAGGCCACACATTAATCTGAGGGTAATTAATCCCTGTTGGTGTTGTAGCCCCCGATTGTCGATTAACCCATACTTGAATAGGACGACCTACAGCTAATTTGTTTGGGATTGTTGAATATGTTGATTCGGATATACGATTGATATTAATGTCAACTTGATTAGATGCACTACCAGAACCTGTACGAATTACTTGGTCTAATAAATCAATTGTATTTACAGGCAGGTCATATGTTGCTTGACCTGTTACCATAGGAATCTCGCCTTGTTCAATAGTCCACAAGTTAATGCCACGATTAGCCCACTCAATAGTGAGTAAGTTTAAACTACGACGCGCTGTACGAAAGTCATAACCCGAACGAACCTCTGAACCGCAACGTTCAAATGCTTCCTCAATGAGGTCATTCAAATCTAGATTAAACGCAGTGGTTCCTGTTGTGGTCATTTTTTATTCCATTTAAATGTTATCTGCACTATGAACAACGCTACAACCAAAAAATTACATTCGTCGGTCTCGTCTAATTCAAATCCAGCTAATACCCCAGTAATAAGACTGACAAATATTTCCATTATTTTATTTTCCTGTACGGTTTAACTTTGCTTTTAATCTTATCAGGCTGTGCTACAAACTGTTTACCTGCCGCTTTACCTTCACGTTTTGCTTTAGTTGTTGCAGCGTACTCTGAAGGGCTTAATGCTTTAATCGCTTTTTCAGGCAAATACCGCTCACCTGTATCAGATGATTTTTTACCTGACTTGGTTGTCCATTTCTGTTCAGTCCAAGACTTAAGCGACTTTTGGCTTTTAGCTAACGCACTCACTTATAACCACCGCCAGAGGCTTTGTATTTCTTAGCTAATA